CTGCACAGACAATAGACAAAACTGGTGATGGTAATCTTACAATCCAAACAACTCAGAGTTCTAGTTCTGCAAGATCACTAAGTATCGCAGCAACCAACTCAGGTTCTGGAACCAGTACAGTTAGTATTACTGCTGAAGATGTTGTAGACATCCAAGCATCTGATGCATCAACTGGTAAAGTTCATGTAGAAAACATGAGGATACAAGGAGATCACCTTGCATCAACTGGTACACTTAAACTTGATCCTGGCGATGACAGAGCAGTCACAGGTCTTGTACAAATCTTAGGAAACTTACAAGTAGATGGAACAACTACAACAGTTAATAGTACAACTACGACAGTGGATGACCCAGTATTTACCTTGGGTGGCGACACTGCTCCTACTACTGACGATAATAAAGATAGGGGAATTGAGTTCAGATATTATGATTCTCAAGCAAGACTTGGATTCTTCGGTTACGACGATTCGTATGCAGATCTCGGAGGACATACAGGAGGATTTGCGTTCCTATACAATGCCTCACAAAGCTCCGCAGAGATTTTTACAGGAACTGACGCAGGAATCCGTGCGGGTAACTTAAAACTTACAACAAATACTAACTCAACATCTAATACTACTGGAGATTTGGTAGTTGCAGGTGGTGTTGGTATTGGAAATGATGTTAATATTGGTGGATTATTAGATGTAGATGGTACATTCCGTGCTAATTCTACAAGTAGATTTGATGATAATATTGTATTCCAAGGTGCTTCTAAGACCTTAGAACTTAAGAATGGATCAGGAACTACTAAAACTACACTTCATACCACTACAGGTAATGTTGATGTGGGTGGTATCCTCACAGTCACTGGTAATATAGATGCTAATAGTGATGTTGCTGTAGCAGGAGATATACATCTAGAAAGTACAAACGATATTACTACTGCTAAGAACTCAGGAACTGGTGCTTGGGAGATTCAATCAAATGATTATGGTGCACTTAGACTTGATGGTGGTTTCTATGTAGCAGGATCTGGTCTGATTGATGGTACGTTGCATGTCAATGGTCCTATCGAAGTTAAGGATAGTGCGACAGAAACTGAATCTAGATTGAACTGGTTGAGAGTAAGATACAGAGGTCGTTTTGGTGATACATATCAAGCATCTCCTTCATATGCTTCTCATAACTTCTCCACTATAAAAGCACATGGTGGTGCAGGTATTATGAAATCCTTGTACGTTGGTGCTACAGGGTCAGGAGAGAGGTTCTCAGTTGGTAAATTAAATAGTGGTGATACAGAGAAGTTTAGTGTTATTGGTGCAACTGGTAATACAGATATTCAAGGTACACTGACAGTTGCAGGTGAGACAAATATAAATGATACTCTTATAATTAATGCCTCTAACGAATCATTCCATATTCAAAATGGATCAGGAGTCAATAAATTTACAGTTGATACAGATAATGGTAATACTATAATTGAAGGTACAGTTAATATTAATGGTGTTACTGATATTGATGCTGATTTCGCAGTTAGAAACGGAACGACTGATAAGTTCTTTGTCGATAATGTAACTGGTAATACTAATATTGAAGGTACGCTGACTGCTGATGGTCACACTGAATTAAATTCAACACTTAATGTTGATAGTAATACAACTCTTGGTGGTACGCTAACTGTTGCTAACAACACAGAAATCAATGGCACCTTAGATGTCGATGCAAACTTTGCAGTTAGATCAGGTACTACTGATAAGATGACTGTTGCATCTTCTACAGGTAACATTGCAACTGATGGTACTCTAGTTGTTGCAGGTCAAACAACTATCAATGACTCTCTAATTATTCAGAGTGATAATGAAGTAGTTAATATAAACAATGGATCTGGTGTTACTAAATTCAGTATTGATACTGATAATGGTAATACAAATATAATCGGTACATTGACAGTTGGTGATGCGACTCAGATCAACGATACCTTCCAGACATCTGGTGTCAACACATTTACCAATAACACAGAACAAACTCTTACAGGATCATATGCTGCTGATGGTGCTATAAGACTAACTGGTGGTGCAGGTATCGGTAAAAACTTAGCAGTTGGTGGCGGGCTTAGGGTTTATGGTGGAACTGAATTATCAGGTGCTCTCGATCTTAATAGTAGTGCAAATATATCAGGTTCAACAGTTATTGAAAATCAATTAATTGTTAAGGCAGATAATAAAGTATTTAAAGTACAAAATGCTAGTGCTGCAGATAAGTTTGTAATTGACACAGACAATGGTAATACTGAGACTCAGGGATCATTGACAGTTCAAGGTGATATAATTGGTAGTTCTGATTTAGTCATTACAGGAAATCTCACAGTCAATGGTACAACTTCTACAGTTAACTCAACAACGGTCACTATAGATGATCCTGTATTTACTCTAGGTGGTGATACTGCTCCTGCATCAAACGATGGTAAAGATAGGGGTATTGAATTTAGATACTTTGATGGATCTGCTAAACTTGGTTTCTTTGGATTTGATAGATCATCTCAAGAATTTTCTTTCCTAACTACTGCTACTAATAGTAGTGAAGTTTTCTCAGGAACTGATGGTGCATTAAGAATTGGTTCTCTAAGAGTTACTGGTGCAGGTACATCTGTTGATATTGATAATAACTTAAATGTTGATGGTACAGCAACAGTTGATGGACAGATTATCTCTCAACTTCCTCAGGGTACTGCTCCGTTTGTAGTTGCATCTTCAACTAAAGTCAATAATCTTAACGCAGATTTACTTGATGGATTAAACACAAGTGCTACAGACACAACTGGTAATAGTGTTGTAACTAGATCAGGTGGTAATTTCTCTGCAGGACAAATCACTGCTGCAACTGGAACTGGTGCTGCTGCAGGATTCTTAGGAAACGCATCAACTGCTGATACCTGGAAGACTGCTAGAACACTTACTATTGATGGTGTAGTAGATGGTTCAGTATCAATCAATGGTGGTTCTGATCCTACACTCTCAGTCACATTTAACGATGCAGATATAACTGCACTTGCTGCACAGACTGGCACAGGATACATGGTCAGAACTGCTACGAATACATATGCTCATCGTACGTTCCAAGTCACAGCATCTTCTGGTATTACACTAACAAACGCTGATGGTATATCTGGTAATACTACAATCAACGTAGCATCTGCAAGCACAAACGCTGCAAATAACTTAGTAATACGTGATGGATCTGGTAATTTTGCATCTAATCAAATTACTTCTAAGTTAGTCGCACAGAATATTCAAGTTGGTGTCACAGGAGCAAATGAGATTGATACATCAACTGGTAATCTAACACTTGATTCTGCAGGTGGAACTGTAAATGTAGATGATATATTAACTGTTCAAGGAACTACAACACTTAATGATGACCTAACTCTTGTATCAGCAAGTGGTGGTAATATAGTATTTGATAAATCAGATAACGCATTAGTATTTGGTGATAACGTTGCTGTCAAACTTGGTGCAGGAACTGACGCAGTTATTGAGTCTGATGGAACTGATACTCTTTATAAGTCAACAGGAACATCTAAACAAATAGTTCAGACAGCACAATTTGAAGTTAAGAGTCAAGATGGCACTTCATTTGGAATGATTGTTGATGCTGATGGAGGAGTTACTTTAGGATACAATGGACTTGCTACATTTGTCACAACATCAACAGGTGCAACTCTAACAGGTGATCTATTATCAGATTCTAATAATACTAGAAGCATTGGTTCTTCTACTAACAAGTATGCAAACGTACATGCAACAACATTTACTGGTGCACTGACTGGTAATGTAACTGGAACAGTATCCAGTATTGCAAACCATGATACTGATGCACTATCTGAAGGATCTACCAATCTATACTATACAAATGAGAGAGTTGATGATAGAGTTGATGCTCTTATAGTTGCAGGTACAGGTTTAACTAAGACCTATGATGATGCTGCAGGAACTTATACATTAGCATTTGCATTCTCTGAGTTTGATAGTGATAGCATTGTAGAAGGATCAACAAATCTCTTTACGACTGCTTCTAGAACAAGATCACACTTTACATATGGCACAGGTATTAAACTAACATCTGCTGATCTAGCAATAGACTTTACAGAGTTTGATACAGATAATTTAGTAGAAGGAACAACTAATCTCTTTACCACTGCTTCTAGAACTAGAGGTCACTTTACTTATGGTACAGGTATTGCACATGATGGTTCAGGTGGTCTATCTGTAACTCAGTCAGATATTAGTACTGACAATGTTACTGAGGGATCTACAAATCTATTCACTACTGCTGCAAGAACTAGAACTCACTTTACTTATGGTACAGGTATTGAGCATGATGGATCAGGAACTATATCTGTCACTCAGTCTGAAATTAACACAGATAATGTAACTGAAGGATCAACAAATCTCTTTACTACTGCTTCTAGAACAAGATCACACTTTACATACGGAACTGGTATTGAGCACGATGGTGCAGGTGGACTTGCTGTAACTCAATCAGATATTAATACTGATAATATAACTGAAGGATCTACAAACGTATTCTTTACAGATACTAGAGCAGATGCAAGAGTTGCTGCTGCTACTGGTGCAAACTTAGATCTAAGTCAGAAGTCTACTACAAACCTTCCAGAAGGAACTAATCTATATCATACAGAAGCAAGAGTACAAACAAAACTTGATCATGCATTTGAGCAACTCAAAGCGATGTTGAATAACCTTGCAACTTCTACTACATTAAAACTAAATCTATCTGGTGATCCTACACCTGGTGCAGTTGTCACTCTTGGATCAATAACATCAAGTGGTGTTGGTGGATACACAGCTGGCACAAACCAAGCAACAACAGGTGGTAATGGATCAGGACTAACAGTTGACACTACAGTAGATTCTGATGGTGCTATTACAGCAATCGCACTAAACACTGCAGGAACCGATTACTTAATAGGAGATAGCATAACAATTACTAACCCTAATCTTGGTGGTGTTGCTACTCTTAACTTGGGTACATTATCTGGTGGTGTTGGTGGATTCTCAGCAGGAACTGCTGTTGCTACAACAAACTCTGGATCTGGTGATGATGCTCTAACAGTTAATACTACAGTTGATGGAAACGGAGCAATAACAAACGTTGTCATCAACGCTGCAGGAACAGGATACGCTGCAGGTGATACAATCACAATCGCAAACTCTAATGCAGGTGGTGCATCAACAATTGACACCCTTGTAGGTGGTACAGGATATGCAAACGGAACTGCTATCGCTACAACAACTACTGGATCTGGATCTGGTTTAACACTTGACCTAACAACTTCAAGCGGTGTTGTAACTGGTGCAGTAATAAACGCTGCAGGATCTGGATACGCAGTTGATGATACAATAACAATCGTCAATGCTAACGCATCTGGCGTTAAGACTCTTGGATCTATTGCTACAGCAGGAACAGGATACTCAACTGGAACTGCAATCGCAACAACCAATGATGGATCTGGATCAGACTTTACTATTGATATATCATCTGTAGATGCCTCTGGTGCGGTTACAGCAGCAGCGATTAATAATGATGGTACTGGATTTACAGCTTCTGATACTATTACAATCGTAAATGCTAACGCATCTGGCGTTAAGACTCTTGGTTCATTCAGTGATCCAGGCACAGGATACGCAAACGGAACTGCTATCGCTACAACATCATCTGGATCAGGAACTGGATTGACTCTTGATATTACAACTTCAAATGGAGTTATAACAGATGCAACAATTAATAACGATGGATCTGGATATGCAGCATCCGAAGTTATAACTATTGTTAACGCTAATGCATCTGGTATTAAGACCGTAGGAAACTTTGGTGCAACTGACGCAGCAAGAACACCTGGCACTTATACCTTAGGAACATCTGATTATGCTACTCAGGCATCAGGTGCTAATGCAACATTCACCATTGTTATTGGAATTGGTGGAACTGTTGATTCTGTCACAGTCACAGATGATGGATCAGGTTTCATTGTCAATGAGACAGTTACAGTTTTAGATGCACAACTTGGTGGTGGTGGAGCTGCTGCTCTTACCTTTGATGTTACAGCGATTCATGGAAATGGAGCACAGATCCCAGTATCTGCAATTCATGGAAATGGATGTACAATCCCAGTATCAGAGATTCATGGAAACGGAGCTACAATTGACATTGCTACGATCTTTACTGACGCAACTGTTAATGTTGCAACTGTATTCACTAATGCTACCTTCAGTCTATCCGACATCACAACTATGGAGGTTGGAGCAACTCTGACTGGTGCAACTTCAAATAGTACAGGGGTAATCACAGCGATGGATTCCTCATCTGTCACAGTTGATAATGTATCTGGATTCTTCAAAAAAGGAGAAACAGTTGGTGCTAATGATGTTACTAACTTGACTATTAATTCATTCGGATAATAACAAATGTCTGCTACAAGACCTGCAAGTAAAACAGAATTAAAAGACTATGCTCTTCGTAGATTAGGATTTCCTACGATAGATATTAACGTTGCGACTGAGCAGCTGGATGATTTGGTAGAAGAAGCGATAGATTACTATCAAGAATACCATTACAATGGTAGTTTTCAAACCTTCATGAGAATAGAGGTAACTGAAGCTATCAAGACTCAGGCAAAAGGATTCACTCAAGAAGGATCAACTCCTTGGTATGGACAAGATAATTATGTTTCTACACCACCTGGTACTTTAGGTATCAATCATGTATATACAAACATAGGTGCATCAAGCATAGTACCTGGTAATATTTTCAATATTAAATATCAAATATTCTTAAATGATATCTACTCCATGACACATGGACAGATATTACATTACTTCCTAACATCTCAATACTTAGAGACTCTTGACTTCGTGACTAACTCTCAAGCAAATAGAAGAGTTAAATGGAATGAGCATTCAAATAGACTCTACTTAGACTTTGATTGGGATGATCTTACAGTCGGAGACTATATAATGGTAGACATGACTATGCGTCAAGATCCTACAACCTTTACTGACATGTTCAATGACAACTGGTTAAAGGATTATGTTGAGGCACTATTCCAACAGCAGTGGGGTAGGAACCTCAGCAAGTATGATGGTATTCAAATGTTAGGTGGGGTAACTCTTAATGGTCGTCAAATCCTTGAAGACGCAAGTAAATTCAAGGAGGATCTTGAAAAAGACATCCGTGATCGTTATGAAATACCACCACTAGATCTAATAGGATAACATGGCAATTAAGAACACACCAGCTCAGGATTACGTTCAGTCAGATTATTCTAATGCAGGACGTTTAAAAGCGAACGCATCCTCACAAGAACAAAAATTTATTGAAAATCTAGTAGTAGAAAGCATCGAGATTTATGGGCAAGACATTTACTATGTTCCGAGAACGATTGTCAACAAAGATTCAGTCTTTGAAGAAGACTCGGATGGAAAATTTGAAAGTGCGAAAGCAATTAGAGCATATGTCAATAATGTTGAAGGATGGGAAGGACAAGGTGAGCTACTTAGTAAATTTGGAATCCGTATTGAAGACAAGACAACTTTTATATTCTCCCGTGAGAAATTTAAAGAGCATGTTGACGATAGTGTCACGCTTAACGTCGAAGGGAGACCAAACGAAGGGGACTTAATTTGGTTCCCAATAACTAAACATTTGTTTGAAATCAAATTTGTAGAAGTCGAAAGACCATTCTACCAGTTAGGTAGAAACTATGTTTGGGAATGTCAATGTGAACTATTCGAGTACAGCGACGAGGAGATCAACACAGGTATCACAGAACTCGATGCAATCGAGACTGCATTTGCAAATGCGATTACAGTTGGTCTTGTAGCAGGTGGCACTGGCACCTTTACAGTAGGTGAAACTATTACTGGTGGTACATCTAATGTCACTGCTGAAGTTAAGTCTTTTGACGCTGCTACTAGAACATTGATCGTTATTAATCGTTCTGGTACATTTACAGTTCCTGAGACTGTCACTGGTGGAACATCTAGTGCATCTTGGACAACTGCTACATATAATACGATCGATAATCAAAATCTTGAGTACGATCAAAACAATGACTTTGAAACACTTGATAACCAGATCATTGACTTTACTGAAGCAAATCCATTTGGTTCAGTTGGATCTATTACTGACAACACAATCTAATGCTAGGAACTTATTCATACAACGAAATTTTTCGTAAGACAATTGTATCTTTTGGAACTCTGTTTAATAATATAGAGATCCGAAGGAATGATGAGGTTATGAAAGTGCCTCTTGCTTATGGTCCTA